ACTATACAGCCTCAACCGCACTCTGCTGGTGTAACAAACACGCTGACACTACCGGCTGGCGGTGATGGTACTCTTGTAAGCACAAATGCACAAAGCACGTTTACAAAAGCACAAGTGCCAAGCACTTACACAGCAGCTTTGTCAGCAACTAGCGGTGTGCTTGATTATGACACATATCAGAACTTTATAATCACATTAGCTTCTGGTTCTAACACTCTTGCTGCGCCAACTACGGAAGCCAGCCAGATTGGGCAAACAGGTGTTATAATACTTATTCAACCGTCAAGTGGTTCTGCTGCAACACTGTCGTTGCATGGTGATTACGAAAGCCCTGCGGCTGGTGGTATCACTCTGTCATCTGCAAACAACGCTTATGATGTTTTGCCTTACGTTGTCAAAGCAGATAACAGTATTTTGCTTGGCGCACCACAACTGGCGTTTGCATAATGTTTAGTCCTGACAAATGGTTCACAAATCCTAGCACTGGATTCTATAGCCACACCATTAGCCAGTCTTTGCGTATGAACAAAGCTGACAGCCCTAGATTGATAGATTCATCCGTTTCAAGTAGCGGCAATAGAAGAAAGTTCACGTTTTCTTTTTGGATTAAATTTTCCAAAGCCTCAGATACTTATGATATTGTTATTGGTGCTGGTGGTTCAGGTTCTTACCCAAGCGCAATTATTGGTTTTCATAACCAACGACTTACTTATAAAGATTACAGACACCCTAGCTACGCTGGTGGTGAAATAAATACAACGGCTGTTTTTCGTGATGTGTCTGCTTGGTATCATTTTGTAGTTGCGGTTGATACTACACAAAGCACCGCAGCCAATAGGGTGAAAATGTATGTAAACGGAACTCAACTAACAGATTTTGATACAGCTTCATACCCTAGCGAAGATTATGACACTTTGTTTCAAGACTCAACTTCTGGCAATGAACCCTTAATAGGTTTTGCTCCGGGATTTGATTACATGGATGGCTACTTAGCCGACATTTACAATGTTGATAACGCACAGCTTGCACCTTCTGATTTTGGGGAGACGAAAGACGGTGTGTGGATTCCTAAAGAATATAGCGGAAGTTTTGGTACGACAGGCTATCACCTTACTTTTTCTGACAGTTCGGCTATTGGTGCGGATACATCAGGAAACTCTCACTCTTTTGACACGGTTACAAATCTAGCCGCAACAGATGTCGTGACAGATAGCCCGACTAATAACTTTGCTACGTTAAATCCTTTAGTTGTTTCTGGTGGAAGCCCTACTTTATCAGAGGGAAACTTAAAACTTGTTGGCTCTGGAACAGATTACGACACAAGCTACGCAACAATAGCTGTTACATCAGGTAAGTGGTATGCTGAATTTTTGTATGTGTCTGGCGATAATAGGGGAATGTTTGGGGTTGTCCGTGAGGATCGTTTATATTACGTCAATGGTAGTGCTTACATTGGAAGCATAGATGACACTTACGGAATTGATTTTAGAGCAAGATCATACACTGGTACTAGTGCCACTAGCTCTAGTGGTTCAGAGTTATTTAATACCACAGACTTTGACACTGGTGACATAGGACTTCTTTGTTTTGATGTTGACAATGGTAAGCTATGGTTTGGCCGCAGAGATGTAAGTGGTTCTACTACAATTTGGTATGATTCAAGTGGAAATAATAATGGAGACCCATCTGCTGGTTCTAATCCAACATGGACATTCACGGCAACAGGAAGCACTTGGTTTATAGGTTGTCACGATTACAACGGCACAACAATAATTGCAAATTTTGGTCAGGACGGAAGTTTTGCTAATTCGATTTCTTCTCAAGGTGCTTCCGATGCAGGAGGCATAGGAGATTTTAATTACATAGAAGATGGGTTTTTAGCTCTGTGTACTTCTAATATGCCAGACATAACAATCGGTCCCGGACAAAGCAGTCAAGCTGATGACCATTTTAATACAGTGTTGTGGTCAGGTAATTCTACAAACAGTACAAGCATCACAACAGGCCACGCAACAGATTGGATTTGGATTAAAAAGCGTGGCACAACAGTGCAAAGTCACGTTATTGCAGACACTGTGCGTGGCACATCAAACAATAGTGGCACTGGGAATGTTGGCATATTAGCATCAAACCTCACTAGCGCTGAAAGCACAAACTCTAGCGATAGCGGCATAGCATCATTTGATAGCACAGGGTTTACGATTGGGGCTGGATCAAACACAGCCAATGCAAATGCGCCATATCAAGGTACAAATGCTAGTGGACATACATATGTTGGTTGGTCTTGGAAAGCTGGAGGCACAGCAGTAAGCAACTCTGATGGTACAAATATAACATCTAATGTTTCTGCTAATACCGATGCGGGATTTAGTATTGTGTCTTGGACAGGTACTGGCGTTGGGTCGGACACCGTTGGGCATGGGTTAACTAAAAAACCAGAGGTAGTAATTGTTAAAAACAGAGATGGAGATTCCAGCCCAAACTATTGGCATATCAATCATAAGGATTTAGCGGCAGCAGATAATAATATATTTTTAAATTTAACTAGCGCAGCAACAGATGTGAACACAAACTATTCAAACGGTGGCATTGGTTTAGGTGATGCAAATGTAATTGATTTTGTTGCTGGTTACAGTGGAGCAAATTATGTTGCTAATGCTAACAAAAGTGGAAGTGATTACATAGCCTACTGTTTTCACGAAGTTCAGGGCTACTCAAAGTTTGGTAAATTTTCAGGAAATGGAGCCGATGACGGGCCATTTATCTGGACAGGATTTCGGCCCTCTATAGTTATTACCAAACGAACAGACGCAGCAAATGACTGGCACATCATGGATGACCAAAGAAACCCTATCAATGTAATGGATGGTCTTTTGTTTGCTAACCTTACTACTATTGAAACCTCTGACGCTTCATACAATCGTGATTTCTTAAGCAATGGATTCAAGATTAGAGGGTCAGAAGCATATGTAAATGCCAGTGGTGGGACATTTATATATTTAGCATTTGCTCATAGCCCATTTAAATTCGCTAATGCCTTTTAGGAGAATGTAAAATGCCGTGGAAATATGCAAGTAAAACTCTCAGAGAAGGCAGAGGCTGGACTGATGACAATGGATTCAAGCATCCTTACAATTGGGCTTCTGCTTGGACTGACGCTAATAAAAAAAGCTGGGGTGTAACATGGGAAGATGCGCCAGCATCAGAGGCTGCATTTGACAATCGGTTTTATAGCGGCAGAAAGACTGATGGCACACTGATTGAGAAAAGCCTCACAGACACCTTATGGGTTGATGAAGATGGCAAAGCAATTATTGATGACATGACAGGAAAGCAGGGCATAACGCTTGGCTTAAAGTCTGCGGCTATAGCACAAGCCAAGGCAGAGGCGGCTGGGCTGCTTGCACCACACGATTGGTATGTGACACGCAAAGCAGAAACTGACAAAGCCATACCAAGTGATGTAAGCACCTATCGAACAGCAGTTAGAACATCATGTGCAAACATCGAAACAGCAATCAATGCTGTAAAAACTCATGCAAAATTTATGGCATTGTATGATGATGAGCTAAACCCGGATGGCACAATCAAAACTGTAGCACCGATTCGCGACTGGCCTGATGAAATCTAATGGAACCAATTACGACAGCCGTAGCTGCCGTAGCAGCCGCAAGTAATGCGATTGCATTTATCAAGGCAAGGATTAATGATGTTCAATCTGTTGCTGATATTTCACAACAAATCGGCACACTGTTTGACTGTCAAAAGAAACTTAATGAGGAGCGTAACAAGCAAGCTGGTGTTGGTGACATCAAGTTTCAAACCAGTATTGATTCAGTGCTTGAGGCCAAAAAACTACAGGAGCAAATGCAAGAAATTAAAACTATGATTAACTTGCGATTTGGCCCCGACACATGGAACGAGATTGTCAATCATCATAATCAAAAACTCAGGGAACAAAAAGAAGCAGAGAAGGCGGCGCGTAGAGAGGCTGCGCGAAGGGCCAAGGAAATTGAAGAAACGATTAAAACAACGTTACTTGTCACCGCTATTATCGCAGTCACAATAGCATTGTTTGTGTTCTTATTTGCAACTGTGGCTCAGAGTAGTGCAGAGGAGATTGTGCTTTGACAGATTGGTGGAAACGATATTTACAATTTAACGTCACAGCTAAACTAACAATGCTTGCATCTGTTGCTATGTCATGGCGTTGTGCAGAATGGTTTATGAATCTTGAAGATCCAACAACACAGCAGTCTGCATTTGTATCTGTAATCATGGGTGTGATGACAGGTGTATATGGTATTTATCTTGGTAAAGAGGCAAGGACACCAAAAGAATGAATGAAGCGTTATTTGTGTTAGTCATATCTATGTGGGGCAACGATGGCGTTGCTAACCATCCGATAGGTCATGTGACACTACAGCAACCCATGACAGAAGAGCAATGCTATTGGCTTATCTCTGATGGATTGTGGAGCCATTCTGTAAACAATGAGTTTTATTTTATGATACCTCAATGCTACCCAGTAGAATGTGCGGGTCAAAAAAGTTGTAGTTGATGCCAAAGCTAAATGAGAACACTGAATTGGCAATGCCAATACGCAATTTGATTGCGTTAGTTGGCGCAGCAACAGTTGGAACATGGGCTTATTTTGGTGTTATAGAACGGCTAAATACCATTGAAAACAAACTTATTTTAATGGAAACTGATTTAGCTATGAATACAGAGTTTCGTATTAAGTGGCCCAGAGGGGAGATGGGCAGTCTGCCAGCCGATAGTGAGCAGTTTATGATGATTGAGCATTTGGCAAGTGAGTTAGAAAAACTGGCACAAAATATAGAATCAGGAAATGCTCCACATGACCAGCAGCAGAAACTGGTGTTGGAGTTTTACGACAGGCGGCTGACAAAGATTGAGGACAACATAGAAAAGTTGACTAACAAATGATTGAGATGACATTTGTTTTACTGTTAATGATAGGTCAAGAGCGTATTGAATATACGCCTTACAAGAATCTGTCTGAGTGTTTGAACATACGCCGTAAGATAAAACGTAATGTTGGGCATACGGCTGACTTTGATAAGAAGTGGTCATGTAAGCAGCTGAAGGTTAGGCTTGAGGCTGGTGAGATTTTAGAGATTTTGGAGGAAGAATGATACAGGCTTTAATCGGCCCTATAGCATCACTGGCAGGGTCTTGGATGGAAAGTAAGGTAGAAGCTACCAAAGCCAAGGGTAAGGTGGCTCAGGCGAAGGCTGAGGCTGAAGCAGAGTTGATGAAGCATGAGGCTGGTTGGGAAAAGGTTATGGCCCAAGCTAGTGACAACAGCTGGAAGGATGAAGCGTGGACGATTTTGTTTATAATTATAATTGGTATGTGTTTCGTGCCGCCGCTTCAGCCTTATGTTAGGGAAGGCTTCGCGGCTCTAGATGATACACCGGAGTGGTTTCAGTATGCGGTTTATGCCAGCATAGCTGCATCGTTTGGTTTACGCAGTCTGAAAGGTATTAAGAAATGAAATTGTCACAGAATTTTTCATTAGCTGAGATGGTAAAAAGCCAGACAGCTGAACGTAAAGGTATAGCTAACAAGCCTACAGATGAGCATATTAAATGTATGAATATGTTGGCTAAAAATATATTGCAACCAATACGTAATGAGTTTGGTTCGTTCATTGTATCGTCAGGCTATCGCAGCCCAGAGTTGTGTATTGCTATTGGATCGAATATCCACAGCCAGCATGCGAAGGGTGAGGCCGCCGACTTCGAGGTTGCTGGTGTGGATAACTATGATCTTGCATTGTGGATACAAGAGAATCTAGATTTCGATCAGTTGATATTAGAATGTTATACAGGTGGCAACAGTGGTTGGGTACACTGTAGCCACACTTGGGAAGATAATCGCGGCCAAACTCTAACGTATGATAGAACTAACGGCTATAGAGACGGTCTTTTACGCGCTTGACATCTGCATTAGATGCTTGTTTGTAGATAATTTTTGATCCCACTCCATAGTTAATATTTTTCTTTTGGATCTTTCGTCCAAGCCTATCTAGCTTTGTTTCTATTTCTAGTATACGTAAATCCTGAATTATTTGTTCGCGTGTTGGTACTGTCATTGTGCTCTTATCCATCTATCATCTTGTTCTTTTAGATTAAACAAGACTTCTCTAATTTGTTGATGCAATCCCATATCTGCAATATTCAGAGTTGAGGTTCCAAATAAATCATGAGGTTTGGGTTGATGTGCTTCTAATGCCGCATACACCATATCCAAATCCTCAAGACTTATATTAATGTTGATTGTATCTGACATTAGAATGGTATGTCATCAACAACTGGTGTAGGATTTGTATCTACTGTTTCACGTGAAACATTATCTACAGCTTGTGGTGTGTATTTTTCTGATCGTCTTAGTGACAGATACTTTTTATCATTCTTGTCAGTCTCACGCCATCCAGCAATGCGATGATTCGTATCAATAGGGCCGGAATAGTGTGGCTGTTTTTTGGCATCATCAGCATCTTTGTTGCCATACATAACACCAACACGTTCGTATATGACAAGCACATCACGCCCTTCTTTATCAGTATCTTGTATGATAGCAATCTGCTTTTGATCGCCATCTTTGTCTAGCTTGCCAGTAAGCAATAGGTTTTGTGATTCGAAGGGTGCGTGAGCCGCACCCCTGTTTGTATTATCATAGTCCATTACCATGTCCCTTCATCGTCTGGGTTGATGTGTTGTACTTTGCCCTTTGGTGCTTTACTTGCTTCATTGCCATCATCATCTTCTGATGGTAGGCCAAGGGCTGATTGCAAGCCGTACCGCTTGGCATATGTAATGCCGCTGCCCATCTTCTGTGGGTCAGCTGGGTCTTTGGATCTGATGGGTGTGCGTGACGTACGTTGCTCACCAGATGGCGCATGTATAAGTACGGTACGCACAAATGTCATGCCAGTATCACCATTAAACTCAAAGTCAATCTCTTGTGTAAAGCAGATGCCATACTGTGTAGCTTCGTTAGCCGCACTGATGACAGCTTCGAGCGAAGCGTAGCTGCTTTTGAAGTGTGGGTTCTTTGAGTCCTTGCTGGCTGATACTGCCAGCTTCTGGAACTCAAGTAATGCTTCAGCCATGTTCTTGGCTTGTGGTTTAGTTTCTTTCTTCGTTGTCATGTTATGCCTCCTTGTTTACAACGATGCGGCATGCGCCGCGCTTGTCACGCCGCACTGCCAGCAGATCACAGAACACTTCGCGTTCGTCATCCCTGATTAATGAGCGTAATTCTTTCTTTGCAGATTCGTTAGCCTTGGCTGAATCTATAGTGTTCATATATTCATGTGCCATTGCGACAAAGTGATTGTCACTACTGGCATCACGTGCTTTCAGACTATTGATAGCAACAGATGACCAATCAATTTTCCATGAATCAATGTCATAGCTTGGCTCTGTGTCTGTAGTTACACACTGCCAGAACTTCTGACAGCGTTTGATGACTGGCTTAAACCATTTCTCGCTGTAGTCTACAGAACAATAGCCAATGTCATTGCCAAAGATTACTGAAAGGTATGCTTTGTCAATATGGGATAGTGTCATGTATAGCTGTATCTGTGGCATGTAAGCGTCAAGCATGTCGGTCAATGACTTCATATTGCCTGTATGCTTACACTCAAGTATGGTTTGTTTGCCATCATCTGAATGAGCAATGGCATCGATGGTGCCTTTGAATGGTATGCCACTGATAACACGTTGCACTTCAACCTGTGTCTGCTCGATGGTGTGTCCTGTATCTTTACAGAACCAGTCGATGTTGAACTGTTCGGTGAATGACCCCAGCTGCACACGAAAGATGTGGCTCAGATCCTCTGGCTCTTTACGTCCAGTCTTGACCAGCCACAGATCGTGCCAGTTACCTTGCATGATATTGTATAGATCAGATCCACCAATGAATCCTTGTCTGTTCATATTTGCCTCCTGTTATGAACTGCATTATTGCACACGATTGTAAGAAATACAAACGGTTATTTCATCCGTAATGATGCAATGGTTTTGTTGACTACGCCTTGCACATCTATAGGCTGACCCATCTTTTCCTTTCTAGTTACAAAATACTTCAAGGAAAAGATTGGGTCTTTGTTTTGTGACAGTCGATAGTCGAGTAGTTGATTGGCATCTTGCTCGAATGATTTGAGTGTGTAGCCAAGGTCGAGCAGCTGCTGTGCCAATGTCTCCTGCCGCATGTCCCATCTAAATGAGGATTGGACTTTGCGGCCTCGCCATTTGTCGTCAACCAGTTGTCTGTAGATATAACAAAGCTGCCTAGCTTCTGGTGTTGTCAAAGAAGTCTGCCTTGTCTTTCAGTTGCAATCATTACACGTTGGTTTCTGCCACTAGCACCTTTTCGTTTTTCACCTGTGTAATCTATCAATCCTTTGCGATATAAAGCAGCATATCTGGCTGTTATTGTAGAGTAACGATCAATGCCATTATAAGCTCTCATATGTATGATTACTTCATCAGATATACATCCATTGTAAAATGATTTGATACTATCAAGTACAAGTGATTCTAGTTTGTTAGGCTCAATACTTTCAGCAGCCTCAACACTTGTGCTTGGAGAATCTTTTCTGTATAGTTCGTATGATTCAGTCATAAATGCCTCCTATGACTTGGTTGTAAGAAGAAAAACTGTCGGTTGGATTCATCTCCCAGTGATCCAACCGACTATTTTTTCTGCCAATGGATTACTTACTTCGATACATATGAAGTGCGGACCGGTCTTTTGTTTCAGAAGATATAAATCCGATGGCTGATTTTTGTGTGTCGTTGTGAGTAATCCGAATCCTCTGCCTGTTGCCTGATATTTTGATTCGGCAATTAGAAATCCTGATTTAGTTTCGATCTTGATGTCACCTTGAAAGTCTCCACCCAGCTGTCCTGAGAGAGGTTGGCGATTCGCTTTGGCACCGTTCTTCTTGAACCAGTCGACCCACCACCTTTCATGGTAGCTTCCTTTATTGCGCTGAGATGTTCCCATCCGTAATACTCCGAACAATCCAGACACCATATATTATTAGAGCCTGTGATAATAAAATAATGAGTAACAGTTTTGCAGTGGTCACACTTAGCCGCATAACCAATTTTATTTGTTTTTGATTTCGATCTTCGCTTCGAGGGCATGAATCCATGATACCAATAAGTGATGTGAAGGGTAGCGTTTTTCTCTTTCTAGTTTGTGGATAAAGGATGGCTCACATCCTATACGAAATGCAAGTTCTGCTTGTGATATTTTTTGTGCTTTACGCAATTTCACAAGATCTTTAACAGCATCAGTCCATATATCATTTATGGTTTTCACTGGATGTAATTGCATCCATCACTTTCCTTGCTGTTGACAATCGTAAATCTCTACCAGCACGCGTTCGATAGTACGTGCTGGTAGGTACATTTGCTTTTCTGAAAGCAGCAAGGATAGACAGTTTTCTATCTGTTGCCGCTTGGATTAGTTGGTCGAGGTATGTAATCATGCAGTAAGCATACTGCATTTATGCAATCAATGGCAACCCTAATTCGGTGCATACTTGCCGCAATTGCATTAGCCAGTTGACATCACCCAGTTTTGTCTTGGCTTTTTGTTTGCCAGCCATAACTGTGGTATGATCTTTGTAGATAGCATCACCTATCTGCACAAAACTCTTTGGCGTACATTCAGCCGCCATCAGATAGTACATATAACGTGCGTTGTAGATTCGAGCATGCTTACGGTTTGATATAAGTTCATGCATACCAACGCCAGTTACTTTGCTGACTGCTAGTTGTATTTCTTTTAGTTTAGGATAATCATTTATCATCAATGCCTCCAAGCGGTTCTGTGTTATCCGCATATTCAAAATGATCTGCGACCATTTGTAAATTGTGATTACAAAGTTGTAGTATTTTATCGTAGGTTGTTTCAGGATCTCCAGCATAGGCACCAGCATATTGTGCGTTGTAAAGTTGTATGAGTTCGAGAACGTCAGACTTTAGTTTCATTGGTTGCCTCCCATACATCCATATCTAATAGTTCGAAGTGATCTTCTACACACCACGCTTTCCACGCCGATTGAAACAATTCAAACGCACGTTCTTTTGCTTCATCTTCTGTATCTGCAATTACTTCTAGGTCTTTAGCACATGTGGCATTGATGCTCATTTTCCATACAGCCATTTGATTTCATCCTCGAAGTAAGTGGTTGTCAGTTTGCTGTTCGTCATGGATTCGTTGTCTTGCATCTCAGCATGTTGCTCGTCAAGATGACGAGCCTCCCATGCCTGAGTTGCACGATCCATGAACAGATCTTTTTTGAAGTTTGGATTTGTCTTGGCAAGGTGTTCGGCTGCCTCGACAATATCACTTGGATGATGCATGAGTGGACCAAAAAAGTCGGCGACAAACTCAAACTGTTCTATAGTAAATTTTGGTGCAGTCATTACTTTGTTCTCCATACACGATAAGTATCGTCATCTAGTTTGCGAGTTGTAGCTGCTGGATCTCCGCCTGATTGTCGTCTTAAACGCTGAACAAGAGCTTGCGCTTGACTAGCATTTTGTACTACTACAGAATCTCCAACATTCATTTTGTCTGCTACAGTTCTTATTTGGCCATGTTTCCCACGCGCCATTGGTAAAGGTACATTCTTTTCGATTTCCATTATGCAACCTCCCAGTTCCATTTGTTGATAGCTTTGGCAACAACACCCTCACGCAAACGCTGTGTGTTTGCTGGTGATTTGTTGTCTTCCGTGTGTGATGACCAGTAGGTCAAGGCATTGTACAATGCCCATTTGTTGTGACCTAATGCCTGACTGTCATTACGCCAGCAGACCATGAGGTCATCAAGCCGCTTCTCATTCCATTTGAATGTGCTTGTATTGTTGTTGATGCGGCAGACTTTCTGCTTGAAGAAATCTTCTGCCATTTGGTCACTGACATGGATACGTTGCCATGCCCAGTATTGTTCTTTGGTTTTGAAGAATCCATCAAGTGCAGCCTGTAGTTTGCTGGCACTTGCTTTGACATTGATGTTGGCGGTGTGCTTTTGCCATGTCTTTGCAACAGAGTGTTGACTGACCATACCATTGAGGCAGTCGAGTCGTAGCCCTTCAGCTGATTGTTGAAATGCCCACGATCCATCGTATGAGTTGAAGAATGTCAACTGAAATGTAATGATGTCACCGACTGATGGCTCAATGACAAGATCATTGAACCTGATGATGCCGCGCATCTTTGCTCCATCATCAAAGACACTAACCTTATGGTCATAATCATTTGATATGCCTGATGCAGTAACAGCTTCAAACACTGAGTTGACTACATCATCATGCTTGATGGCTTTGTATTTAGAACCATGCACACCAAGCACTTGATTGGTGTCGGTGCGAACAATACAACGTGACATAGATTGGGGTACTTTTATTTGTATTGTTTGCCAATAGTCTGGAGTTTTATCCGTTATTCCATAACCTTCTTTTACAGCTGCAAGATCCCAAGTATCGATTGGGAATGACCATTCGTTTTCAGTTTGAATGGCGAAGTTTGTTGTAGATAAATCATTCATGATTGCCTCCTTTGTATCTACAATAGTAGTGCATTATTGCACCAAGGTAAAGCTATTTATGTATCTCATTTTTAATTGCTACAAATAATTCATAGATGAA